ATGCGAAGTATCCTATCGGAAGCAAGGTTTGTATCACCACCCCTGCATCAGTATATACGAGTTTGCATGATTTGACAGGTGTCACCGTTCCTGAAACAAAACAGTATGCCTATATTGTGGGTTATGATATCAGTTACCTGTGCGATATCAAACCATTGTTTAAAAAGATAAACAAAGATGGAAGTGTATCTAAAGTAAACTTGTATGTTAATCTCGAAAATGTTGTAATAGAATTGGTACAAGGTCATGAAGAAGGTAGAAGTAGGAACTCTTGACGAGAACGAACTGTTTGAACACAGGGGTACAATCTATGAGGTTTTATATAAGACGGATTATTGTGTTCGTTGCCAATACCCAAACGACAAATATCGTTACGGGGATATGTGGAAATATCTCTATACCGAGTTTAGTTTATGGACAAAAGTTAATAAATTATGAAAACACTGGTTTTTGATGTAATGCTTGACGGGCGATTTGTACATACATTCAGATACCAATACTGCCCGTTATTCCCGATAGACGAACAGGAACTGGAGAAGTTTGTCACCGACAGGCTTCCTACATTGAAAGGTAAAGATTTTAAAATAGTATTTTGATATGAAACAGACAGTAGAAGAAGCAGCAAGGGACGCAATCCACGCTCATTATAAATGCAACGGTGAATATCCATGCGGAGAACGTGACTATTGCGAACATTGTAATGGTCATAATACAGCATTCGATTGTTGCGAATGTGGCGCAGATGAGTTTAAAGAAGGATTTATTTCTGGTGCCGAATGGCAATCCAAGCAATCCCCGTGGATAAGCGTTAAGGAGCGGTTGCCGGACCCAAACAATCTTGTCCTTTGCAGAATGGTATCAAATGGAGCGATTGTTAGTGGATATATCGTTGTTTCACCTGGGAGATCGCCATACGTTGCGACAGACGGAGGATTTGAATTTGAGGATTGGAACGGATACGAGTGTGACATGTGGATGCCCATTCCGTCTTTCGATGAGATACTCGAAGCCAACAGAGATGTAATGGAACGGATTAAAGAGAAAGGAGACTAATTATGAAAATAAAGAACGTAGGACAACTTAGAAAAATCATATAGAACCTTCCCGATGATTTTGAAATCGAGATGCGTGTCAGACGCAAATTGACGGATGAAGAATTGAAAAATTGCAGATACCCTTATCCTTACGATACAGAGTATTTAACTTTGGAGTTTGACGATATAGGCGTTTCTGACAAAGTATTGTGTTTGGGTGTAACTTCTAATGAATGAACGGTATGGAAGTAAAGAACGGAATAATAATAGACGGGGTGCTGCATGAATCATCAGAAGGATTTTGTAATGAATGTTCCTTATGCCAGGAATGCTCTAATCTTTTAGACGATAACTATTGTGCCTTACTCGATTTGGGAATAGGTCAGTGTTTTGTCAGTCGTGGCAAAATAACAGAGATTAAAACAGAGGAGGAAAAGAAATGAAACAGGTATTGTCATTTGATCAGACGAAACATTTACAAGAACTTGGATTATACCATATCTACACCTTGCCGGATATTCTCGACAAGTTACCTTGTTTCATCGGCAATGAAGTGCTGACCATCAAAAAATTTGCAGATAGCTATACATGCTTGTATGTGGAATCTTATACTAGGTCTATCGGAAATATCACAGAAGGAAAAGAACTTATTGATTCAGCCTACGAAATGTTGTGCTGGTGCATTGAAAACGGATATGTTAAAGTTGGGAAGGAGGAACAATGAAAGCAAGAGTAAAATCAACTGGAGAAATTGTAGAGATTAAGGATTTATATGATGATGGTACTGCATTGGTGGGAAACATGTATATCAAGGTGTCAGAACTTAATTTTTTTAGTGAAAACATTGATTGGGAACAACGTAGGTACGAATTGGCAAAAGACATTATTAAAATTGTTATAGCAAACGACTATGGTGTTAATTCTGATGTAGTCGCTAAATATTCGCTTAATTGCGCTGATGCCCTAATTAAAAGATTAAAGGAGAATAATTATGAATAGCGTACAGACACAAACACTTTCCATTAACGGAGATGGAGGTGGTGAGGCATATATTGATTTTTGCGATGGCCAATTATGTGTTTCAGTTGTCATAGAAGGGAAACAGGCATATTTTCACTTTGAGCCTGTTACGTTAAAGATGTTTGCCCATGCTTATAAATTACATTGTGAAGAATGTGAAAAGAAGAAAGGAGAATAGTCATGACAGTGTTAAGAGATAAAACTCCTGTCGCTCGTAAAGAGCACAGGTGCAATTTTTGCGGTGGAGTAATTTCCGTTGGAGAAAAATACAACAGACAGACCAATGTTTATGACGGTTGTATTTATGACTGGGTATCCCACTGTGAATGTTCCAAGTTAGCCTGTGAACTTGATATGTTTGATGATTGCGATGAAGGACTTGACGATGATGGATTTATTGATAGACTTAATCAGTATGTTTACGACAATCATTATGACGATAAAATAGATGATATTGCGAAGGATTGGCAATTACCACGTTATGAATTAGTAAAGAAAGTGTTGAATGAATTAAAAAAGAAATAGTTATGACCGAAGAACTTGTAACATTAGAAACAGCAAAGATGCTGAAAGAGAAAGGGATGTTTACAGATATAGAATTTTTTCCACAATCCGTTGCTCAGAAGTGGCTACGTGAAACCAAGAACCTGCATATCGAAATATCCTATATGTATGGAGATTATTGGATATATGATATACTGACAATTCCGAGACATGACTTGATAGGATTGTCTGACAGGCCTATTATCCGTTATAATACCTACGAGGAAGCACTTGAAGCAGGTTTACAGGAAGCATTAAAACTTATATGATTATGGAAAATATTAATTTGAACGAACTACGGAATATAGCTTATAAGACAGCTTGTGAGCATGGTTTCCACGATAAAAGACTTAGTGAAGAACATGACCTTTGTCTTGTCATTTCCGAGCTTATGGAAGCTGTGGAAGCGGACAGAAAGGGAAGATTAGGAAAGAAATGTAAATCACGTTTTGAAATGGACTATAATAGCTATCCTGCATTAGTGGAAGAAGAAAAGCGATTTAAGTGTTCCTTTGAAAAAAATGTAAAAGACACACTTCCAGACGAACTAAGCGATGCTGTTATCCGCTTGCTTGACCTTGCAGGACTTCGGGGGATAAGCCTTGAATCTGCTAGTAATGATATTAACTCCGAATATATAGATGATATTGCCTGTATGTACAGCCAATTGAGTTTCACGGAAGCGATATATTCTATATTTATCAAACCAATTGTAGATTACCAGTATCTTTCTACGATTGTAAATGAGATGATATTTTCAATCTTTGCACTAGCCAAACATCTTGACATAGATTTGCTATGGCATATTGAGCAGAAGATGAGATACAATGAACTAAGACCTATGTTTCACGGAAAAAAATATTGATTATGAAAACAATTATATTTATAATTATATGTGTTATCGCCCTATTATGGGTTGGCGATCTAACAATTACATTCAAACCGTTTTCCATATCGCTGCCCGGTTGGCATAAGACTTTAGGTATCATCCTGTTTGTATTTGCAATGGCGGTGTATAACATTGGAGAATACGCTAAGGGGTACAAGCATGGTTTTGATGATGGAGTAAAGGAATGCATTGAAGCGATTAAGGGAAATGGGAAGAAATGACATTGATTTCCCGTTACTCCGTATATTTAATGGAGTAACGGGGCGATATGAACTTCTTATTGACGATGTATCCATAGATGCTTATGGACGTGTAAGAGATAGCAGTGGTTGTGTTGTAGAATGGTTTACAGGCGTGTTTGACATGAACGGAATACCATTGTTTGAAAATGACATAATCATGCCTGTAAAGGACGGAATAAGCCAATACAGGCGTATATGGAGAACGGTAGGTGGATTTGTGTTAAGCAGAAGAAATGATGTGAAAGGACTGTCCAAATTGGATATGCTTGGTGCGGACTATCTTGTGAACGAACGTGTGCAGCAATACATATCTGATGGTTGCGTAAAGGTAGGGTCTGCAACAATTGATCTTAACCTGTTGAAAGGGAGAACGAAAGAAGAGATTATTAGAAATTTATTAAGGAGCAAATAAATACCATTATAAAAAATTAACACATAATATTTCCTAATATCGTTATATAGTATTATATTTGCACCATACAGGGATAGGAACGGAGTAGCTACCTTCCGACAAGCCGAAGTCAGTACGGCTTCCCTGTTCTCCTTTTTACTGGCAAAACATAATACTGGCTAATATGCAATTAGTTTATAAATTTGAGATCAACCATTCCGACAGGCTTTGCGCTATCTGCCGTGTCACGAATAACCTGTACAACCAGGCGTTGTATATTGTACGTAACGAGTTGAAGGAT